TGTTGCCGTTATAGTATATCCAGTAGTTGAAGTATCACTTTCCGAAACTATTTCATCAGACAACCTTTCACTGACGATATTATCATTAAGCTCACTCACTAATTCAGTAAACCCTCCAGTAGGAATTGTAAAGTCTATATCTACTATTCCTAATAAATCTCCAACATTTACACAATATGTAAAAGTGGTTGCTGGATTTATTGTAATGTTTTTTGTAGAGTTACAGTCTACACATTCTACAACTGGCTGTGGCAATTGAACATTAGAGTGCAATACATACTCATTCATATAAGGGTCAAACCCTCCCATTTTTTGAGTCGTAAAAGTGTCAATAAAAAGGTCTCTAAACCACGAGCGCATACCTGCTTCTGATATAACTTGAAGTTGCTCATTATTATACGCTCCACCAATTAGATTTATTACTGCGCCACGCTTGGCGTCTGTAAAATATTTGTTAGGACCATACGAAGCATAACTCTCTGGGTTTTCACTTATACCGTAATCTTCTAATCTTGCTATTTGTGTGCCTAATACTTCTGGAACAGAAGTCACTGCTCCTCCCCCAGTTGCATCACTAAGTAAATTTTTACCAGCCAAAACATAGGATATCTTGTCTTCTTGTAAGGTAAGTATATCTGTTTTTCTTCCGTCTAATAATTGAATAGGGCCATAGGAGTCTTCTAATGGCTTAAAATTAAGAAGACCTAAGTTGAACTCGTTTAGTTTATTTACATTGGTCTCATCATTATAAACTCCACTATATGTTAAATCAGCAAACCTATGTGACTCTTTGTAGTCCATATTAGAGGTAGAGGTTACACGCTCGCCTATATTTTTAGTCTTACCTACAATTGAATCTAATATCTTGTAACTTTCAACACCATTACCAAACGCAAAACAATCAGAAAACTCTGTATCAATAATTGCGGGTAAACTTGATGTTTGTGTCTGCACATTTCCAGAATGCATACCATCTGCACTTACATCAAACGACAGGTGGTTTTCATACCATACATTATCAAGTGCGTCTGTGGGCTGTGTTTCAAATGCTATAATAGAGTCGGCTCTATATATTTGTATATCAGCTGTAACGGTAGAGCGTCTTTTTTCTCTTGATAGTGTACCTCCACATCTTACAGTACCTGTAATTAATAACGCCAATTCATTAGTTACGCTGTCTCTAAAAAACTTGTAGTAGTTTGTTCCCTCAGCAGTTGATACATCTTGTTTGGTGGTGGCTGTAGCCGCTTCATAAGTATTTGTTATACTACCGGTATTTCCACCCACTTCAGTAACCGCGTCTTCTAAAACCGCCTCTACATTGTCTCCATTCCACCAATCTTGCATATTATCATATGTAGTGGAAGACACAAGCTCTACATTTAGCTCACTAATTCTTCTTTCGCATTTACCATTTCCTTGTCCTGGACCTAATCTTTCTTGTCTTATAGATATTACAATTCTACTTCCAGCAGGAACATCGTAATCAGTATATGTTGTTGAAGGACTTACAGGAGCAGTATTCATTGGGTACACCAATATAGGATACTGATTTGCTGTGTCTTGAGTTTCTGTTTTAGAACCTGGTGTTATTATATCGTCAGCCTCCCTAACTGTAGAAAAGTTATTAGGGTTAATTTTCATGTATGTTCCTGAAGGAACTGCTGAACCATTTGAAGGAGTAATAAAATCTGCTGACTTATTTTCTTTCTCTAAAACAGTAGCTTCTACGCATCTTAGTATAGGGCCATTGCTATCAGACTTTACAAAGTATCTATCTCCCTCTTCTACCTTATTGGCATTCTCCCCTTCTAGTAAAAAATATGTTGCATTACTCCCAGGGTCTTGAAAATAAATACTGGAGTATATAGTATCGTATGTAGTTTCTGTAGGTTTTAACACAAACTTATATCTAGTAGCCCAACTTGGAGCTAACTGCTGAGGAGGTATAGTAACCTGTAATTCGTTTTTATTTATTGAATTAGCACAAGGTATCTGTATCGTATTATTTGGGCTTACAAGCGCCGTAGATGAGCGATTATATTCATCCATATAAACAATACCAACTTCATAACCTCTGTTACTATGAAGACTTCTAACTGTATCAGTATTTCTAAAACTAGCAGTCGCACTATTTACTTCATAAAACTCATAAGCGTTATTACCTCCGTCAACGTAGTTCATTGCTATTAACTGAAGACCAATAGTATTGCTTGCTGGAGAAGATATAATTGCGATAGGCTCTCCTGTATTACTTATACCACTTGCTGTTTTAGTGTATGTTCCAAGAGTAGAAGGTAATGCGCAATTAACCTGGTCAGTTAAAGTAGAACCGTTGCAAGCATTAGTAACGGTTTGAATATTAGCTACAGTTCCTATTTTTTCAATAAAATCTGTGCTTGTTGCAAGAGAATATGCATTAGGAAAATATGTTGGTAAAGTATAATCAAATACAATGTCAACATTTGAAGTTGTTGCTCCTGGAGTAGTTCCAGTAAACTGACTATGCACTATCGTAAAGTCTAAAGTTATGCTAGACCCAGCAGTTAATTCTATTGTTGTTCCATCTTGATTTGATAAATCAAAAAACACTATAGAATTATTTATTGTAGAAGGTGTTGGACCAATCGAGTAGTATCCAGGTCCAGTAGAGTCTAATAAATCAGATGTAGCTATTACCGTACTATTTAAACTAGCAAAAAACTCTAATCTTAAATCTTGATTAAACTTATCTTTTAAATCATACCCTTCTTTATAGTTTCCGTACACAAGCCTATTACCCATTACCGTTTGAGCTTTAGCTATCTTAGGTACGTTGTCGTATAGTCTTAGTATCTCTGAATCAGGTAAAAGAGTAAATATTTTTCTATCATCGAACGTATATGTATAATCTGTATTATCAGAATATCCTAATGTTGACTTATCAAGAAACTCAATAACCTTGATGTTGTTTGTTGTAGACTCTTTAAATAAAAGCTCTACACCCGTAACCAAAGAACTACCTGTATTAAAAGTTATTATTGCAGCGTTCTTAGTATTTTTCATTCCCTCATTAAGATAGCTATTGTAGCTAAAATTAAATGACGAAGGTGTGAACGCATCTTCACTAAACTGCGAAGTTGCAGAGTATTGATTATCACTATACTTATACCTATAAGCAAATGATATAAATCTTTCTTCTAAAAAATCGTCTTGCTGTCCTTGGAGATTTAATGTTTGAATTGTAGGAGCGGCAATAGGCGGTCTTTTAATTACCAATAAGGCTTCAGGAGAAAAACCATCAAAATAAGATGGAGATGAAGTAGGAGAGTTGTAGCTCCTGTTTATATTAATGTATCTAGGAGGATTTATATTGTCTGTAAAAAACAATAAATCATCTATTAAGTTTACGCCAGTAATTAAATGATAAGGGCTAAAATTAAGAGTGGTTTTTAAATTAGTTCCGTCATTAGCACTTATTACATTGTAAGTAGTGTTAGCTGTGTTGGTATTATAAGAAACTATTAAATCTAATTTAGCAGTAGGACTAGCTATAAATGCAGGGTCATGTACGAACCAATAAATAGTTTCATTTGCGCCATCCTCAAAAGCTCCAATACATCTAGCATTGTTACTTAGTTCAATATTATCAAACATCAATGTTGTAAGAATGGTGTTACCCTTTGAGTTTTCTACAGAGCCTACTTCAGAGCCCTCTGTAGAACCCAGCCTTACATTTAACGCATCAATATACTCGCCATTAGGAACAAGCCTTTCGTCAAGGCTTTTGTTCATACGGCCAGCGATAAAATTTCTTTGAATGTTTGCCATCTTATTTAATCCACTTACTCTCTCCTCTTAGATTCATTAATAATCTTCCAGGATGAATATTGCTTAATCTAATTTTTGCATTTCTAAGTAGAGCTGTTTTTCTTTTTCTAGCTCTATTGATAATATACTCTTGAACATTAAATTTGCTATTTAAAATAGCATACTCAATATAAGCATAAACGTAATCTTCAAAAAGTTTGTTCACTGAAACTTGAGAATCATCTCCTCCCTCCATTCCATCAGAGATGTATTCTAATATGCAGCTTTCATTAAGCATTGTAGAATCAAAGTTTATAACTCCTGCTTTTTTATCTATTCTAAAAGTAGGATTTATATTAGCGGTTTCTGTATTTAAACCATAACGCGCTCCAATAGTGTAATCTGCATACCAATTAGCTTGGGTGTCAGCGGGTATTTGGTCGTCAGCATTATTTTGATTTAAATAGATGCTGTTTTGTTGACCATTTTTTCTTTCAGTATCTAGCTGCGAGTCAGTAGTAATTACAGTGCCGTCTGAATTAAATGTAAGAGTCCCTCCTGCTCCTTGCAAATATGCTTGAGCAGAGTTAACCTGAATGTTTTCATTTAAAGGTCTAAGCCATCCGTCTTTATATAGAGATATGCGAATCCAGTTTACATAGTCATTAGGTAAAACAAAAGTAAGATTATCAAACACAGTAAGCTCTAATGCTTTTACTTCCATAAACGCATCATAGTTAAGCTCTTGTATCCCGCGTTTTGCATGAAACAATATCTTATACCTTTCCTCGTTATTAACTAAAGAGTGGTTTCCAGAGTACATCAACTGAAAATTATTTACTATATCTTCCAAGCTTACATACTGATAAGACCCCCAATTTTTATTAGTAGGAGCTGCTCCTGCATTTTCGTAATATTGATATTGAGATAAATATGCCATACTATTGTTCTTGGTTTTCTTGTTGTTCTATAGCTTGACCGAACTGCACCGTAGCTATCTCTCTAATAGACATACCTGCATATTGTAATATTCTAGCCACTAAATTATTTACATCATCTTGAGGAAGCTCAAAGTCTTGATAGTCTGATTGAGACTGGTCAAATATAGGCTCCCCTCCTGTAAGCGAAACATAAGTCCACTTAGGGTCTTTTGGATATCTGATATATTGCGATACCACTCGCCCTATTTGGTTTACAGAATCAGGATATAAGGTTAATATGTTTCCTTCCTGAGTATAGGCAGGGAAAGTAGTGTTAGGACTAGTAAGCATTGATTTAGTAAGCATAGTTATTTTGCTATGACTAACCTGCTCTGCTTCATTTTTTAAATCAGATTTCTTATAGATAGCATAAGAGACACCTGTTGTAGTCAAAGAGGCTACATTTAAAACTAGTGTAGTTTCATTAGTTACAGACGCAACTTTTAAATTTGTTATTACTGAGTTTGCTAAAACCACAGAAACAATATCCCCTACTGCCACTCCATCGGTTTGAAATGTTGCACCCGAATCTATTAACTGTGTGTTTCCACCTCCAGTTGCGGTAGTTGTTCCCGATGAAATCACAGTGCTGTAAATTAAAATCTTATTTAAAAGATAATAATCCGAACCTGTGGTTGCTGCCGTAGGTACTGTATATTCATTTAGTACGCTTTGAGATAAGCTTGCTGTAACTGAAAAAGTATCTATGACTTCTTCATATCCTTTTTGAATATCTGCGTATCCAGTTCCAGATACTCTCCCATTTTGTTTGTTGACCTGATTATTATAAGATATAAAGTATTCGTCAAAAATATCTAACTGCGCTTGCTTGGCAAACAAGTTAAAATCTGATGGAGATATATAACCGTAATTATTCTTGTTAAGGATAGCAAGAACTGTATTTCTAACAGCGTTTATCATCGCTTTCTTTTTTACAAAGATAAGCAAAAAAAAAGAGGTCAATTATTTTTGACCTCTCTCAACAACTGCTAATCTTCTAGCAATTTTTCTAACATCTTCAAAGACTCTATCCCATCATCGCTTTGTAAATATGACGATACAATGTACATTGGGTCTTCTCCAAAAGGCACGGTTAACATCTTCTTCTTATTGGTAGATGTGTTAAACCATACTTCCTTTTGTTTGTTTCTAAAAGATAACAATCCTTTGTCAAAAAACAACTGAACATTGGACTGTAGCTTTAACATAGGGTCGTTAATCATCTTTAAGAACGTATTAGGGTCTTGCTTAACAAAGATTAATATATCTCTACGAAGCTCTGCCGTGCTCATTTGCTCTGTATTTCTTCCAAGCAAAACTCTTGATATGGTCTCTACCTGGTCTACAGAAAGCTTTCTGGCTTCAATAAGAGCATCTGCCTCTATGTTTAATTGTTCAATTTCTGCTGCTGCATCTTTTTCTTCATTCACCTCAATAAACTTTTTACCGTTTAGTGGGTGATAATATAAAAACTCTTGCAATACAGGATTTGTTTTTGGAACTCTTAAAAAGCCATCAACGAAATCAATAGGCTCTCTAACTACTTGTCCATCTTGCTCATCTTCAAAACAAGATTTTTGGTTAGGAGAATATCTCAACACTCGGTTGATTCCTTTGTCTTCGTCAAAATGTAATAAGGGTTGTCTTCTTGAGCCTCCCGAAGGTAATAAGAAAGATATCGGAGCTCTATCTCTAGTAAGTTTGTAGACCTTGTCTACTAATGTGTTTTTTTTCATTATATATAAATTTAATTAGATTTAAAAAAAAGGGAGGCGGTTAAACCTCCCTTGGTAATAATACTACTCTTGGAATAAGAAGAAGTTGTTTGCACCTAAAGTACATACAGCTCTCTCAGACAAGAAGTGTACTTCCATAGCATCTAAGCTTGAAGTAGCAGCACCGCCAGCAGAACCTGTAATCCAAGTTTTGTAACGTCTGTCTTCAGTTTCAGAAGCTCTGTATCGAACATGAAGGAATGGTCTCTTCGCATTCTTACCTAAAATCTGGTCGTATACTGTAGTAGAACCAGCTGGTACTAATAGTCCGTTTACACGGCCTGAGTTAGCTCCAGTAGGAAGTCCCCCACGCATAGTTGGGTCATTTAAGTATTTCCAATCAGACTTGTAAAAGTCATATCCTCTACGGAATCCAGTGAATCCTAGGTTTAATGCCATGTCTTTGTCATTGTCAAATAAACCATAAGATGTTCCACCAGCTCCATAAGAGTTCTGAGCTGCTAACATATCATCAATATCAAAGCTAAATTCTCTATCAACGAAAATTACATTTTCTTCAATAGAACCTTGCTTATCTAAACGCGAGATTACTGCATCAAAGTCAGCTAGTGCAGCTGGGTTTCCACCGCCCCACACATTTCCACGATTCTCAACTACATAGAAGATACCTTCAGAACCTTTGTTCCCTACATCTCCTCCAGCTGCAATTGCTCCTGACGCAGCTTCTGCTGGTACAGCTTCAATCATTGCTGTTTCTAAATAGTCGTCAAAACGTAGACGAGTTTCGTGCTCTGATTTAAGATACCATAAGTATCCAGATGCTCCGTTTTCAGTAGTTACTTCTACCCATCCAATTTGTGCCATGTCAGACCCGCTTACAGCGTATTTGTCTTTAATGATAATTGGAGAGTTATCAAAGATAACGTCATCAGCTTCTAATGAGCCTACCATTCCATTAGTTCCTTTTTTAAATTCAGAACCATAAATAAATACTGTTCTTGTAAGTCCAACACCACCAACTTGTCCAGCTGCTTCATAATAAGCTACGTCAAAAGTACCTGCTGCTGTATCTACAGCTGTAACAATACCTTTGTTCATTCCGCTTCCTGCATTATCAGAGATAACAACAGTCTGTCCTACTCTAATTGCAATGCTTCCAGTACCAGGTACTAGCGCATCATTCACTGTGATTGTAGCATTATCAGCAGCTGCTGCTGCTCCTGAAGCACAATTGGTATATTTAGTGTGTAATCTTCCTTGCTCTGCCCATTTGATAAGGTCAGAGTTAGAAGGCATCTCTGCTCCTACTAAACGTAAGAAAGATGCAATCGTGCGATTTCCATATCGCTCAAACTCCTTTTCGTATGTATCAGGTAAATACTGATTTAAGAAATCAAAGTTTGTAATGTAGTTAGT